GCGCATCCTCACCACTTTCACTCATCCAGCTTTTGACTATCTCACCTGTATTGAACGCTTTAGTAACCACATGTTCGTGCATCCCGTTCGAGTCATTTGGTACATCTGCGTGGTTGTGTGGAATGCTCATGTCATGCATCGTTCCGTGGGCTTCGTTGGGTAGGTGCTGGTTGTGTCCGTGGTCAGCAGCGAATTGTACCAGTGCGCGTTGATCGAAGCTGTCCATCGCGTGCGAGTAGGCGTGTTGGTACAGGTCGTGTAGGTCTGCTCCAGTAGCCTTTGTTATATCGAATGTCATTGTGTTGGTTCCTTAATAAGTAGTGGCTGAAAACCCTTGTACGGATAGCAGTAACCTTCTCTGGCAAAGTATTCAGCGTCTTCCTTATGCACAAAGTACGCCACTATCTCGGTCGTTCCTTCTATACCTACCGCGTACAGGCCATCAATCGGACTTGGGTGAAGGGCTACGAGTGAGTCGAGAGGGTTGAAGTAGGTTCCGCTCATGGGTGTGTATCGTCCTTTCTGTTTCCTGCACGTTGGTTCTGCTCTACTGCTCCCCTTGCTTGCTGTGGTACCTGGAATGATATCTTGCTTCCTGTCATGCCTTTACCGTTGGGGGTTGTGCTGGTGTCGGGTACAGCGGGGCCACGGATGATCGGTTTGGATACTGTTACAGGGGCATCACCATTCGGCCCACCACCGGAGTCAACCATCTGGAGAGCGGCTAGGGTGGTTTCAGCGAACGGTCGTAGCAGGTCAAGTGGGATTGCTGTGTTACCAATGACCATGTACCTATCATCCCCACCTGGTACGCTTGGTTTGCCTTTGCGGTTTGCCACGTCGTTCGGTGACTCGATGCCGTTCTTCAGGTTGATTTGATCTATTTCGGCCTGTAGTAACTCATCACGACTGTCTATCTCAGCGAACGTGTACTCCAGATCGGGCCAGTTGAGGTTTTGTACGATCCAGAACGCCGTGTGTGCAGTGCAGAATTCATCCAGGAAAGGTTCGATTGCGCGTTTCTTGAATGTATAACTAAGGTTGTAGCCGTTCGATTTGTTGATATCCTGGGAGTCACCAAGCTCGTTCATCGTCACACCAAGAATACCCATGATCCGCGCTCTGATATCTGCTAGTAGGAGTGTGGCTTGTAGTTTATCTAAGTCATACGCGAATGGATACCACTTAGAACCCTTGCTCCCCGTCAGCATGATCTTGTGTTGTACGTTCACTTGGGAGTTCCACATGTCGATAGCTTCCGCCAGTTCCGTCTGTGTTATCTCCCCTAGATCGAGCAGTCCATAAGGGATATTCGAGTCGGTAAAACGTGTCCCGATGAAATGAACCATCAAGTCTTCTACCACAGCGAGAGTAAAGAGTTGCGAAATCCTTGAGGTCGAGTAGAAGCTGTGCGTTGTGGGGTTCATAATTAAGGGGATTATATCTTCCGGTCGCCATGCCCACTCCGTTCCGTTACGAGATATAGGCATACCACGCACGTCCAGCATATTATAGCCAAGCAAAGTCTCGTGTTCGTCGTAATCCACCCTAAGCCGCGCAGCATCAAGAGGCCAGAGATTAACAACATTCCCGTCAGCGTCATACTCCTTCTCAATCGCCGCCCAACCCAACGTAAACATGTCACGGAATAGTTTGAGTTTGTAGCGTCTCCAGGTGTCGTTCGGATTGGGTTGTGCCATGAAGCCATTTAAATAATTCCTTCGTGCGTCGTCGATCTTCTGACTGGCATCTACGCAACGGGGAGTCACCGAAACACCACCTAGGTAGTCCAGCACCGCATTCATTGAAGCACCAGCAGTCGGGGTTTTCAGTACAATCTCCCGCATCCGTTCCATAGTAATTAGACCAGACACATCAGCAGTACTAGCCGCCAGTTCGTAGGGTTGTCCGTATTGGTGAGGTGCGCCCAACACATAGCTGGATACCGTACCGCGTGAGGCTTTGGATACCTCTACGGAACCACCAAGGAGTGCTGTACCAAGTCGAGTTTTCAATGGATGTCCTTACTGATTTGCGAAGACTTCAGCTATGGGGTCGTAGTACTTCGAGGGTCGTTTGGGAGTGGCTTTCACCGCCTGGGGTCTGACCTCTACACCACGGAAGAAGCCAATGTTCGAGGGAAGGCAAGCAAGGTGAGCCGCCAGGGAGAGAGACATTACTATATCGTCGTGTCCGTGTGAGGCTTCCATCTTGAGACGTTTCGAGGGTGTTATCTCATACTGGAAATAACGTAGCTCGTCGATAATTGTGCGGTCGTTCGGTATAGTTAAACGTCGCTCAGATAACATTCGGGCCAGTTCTTGTACTACCTCATTCTTCGCGGTCGTACCAGTAAACTTATACCCTTCAGCACCAATATCAGCCAGATCTTGCGCCACCGACTCACCCATGCTTGTCGCGTCCACCAGGGTTTTCGCTCGGTTATAGGCTCGGTAGTTAGATCGGACAATTCCCTTATAGACCGGATAGCCACGTTTTTGAGCGCGATCATAACGGACAAGAGAGTTGAGAGAAGCATTAGTAGTATCAAGTACGGAAGCAACGAAAAAGTCCCGCATATTAGCAAGGTCAACACCCTGTACATACTTGTGTCCTATCTCTGGAGCGTGTGGATTGTCCAGGTAGGGGTGCGCGTCGATAGCTGCTTTGATATCCGACCAGGGGAAGACCGCCATATCTCCATCGACGAACTCCGCCATGTACTCCGAACGCCATAACAAGCTGTCCTCACCGTAGTAGTCGCGTTGTTCAGCTAGGAATTCCATGTCAGCGTGTGGGTTGTCGAGTGAGGTGTAGTGGTAGAAGTGTCCAGCTTTCCGCGCCCTCTCACACAACTCATAGAAGTCGTCCATACCGAACGGGGTTGAGATAGCCGCTATACCACTGTCCTGCATCTTACCAGTAACAGTCAGCATGGGTTCAATAGTCGAGCGGATCACACCTTTTTTGAAGAATGATGCTTCGTCTAACAAGAAACGATGTCCTGGCTTTCCCCTGATGAATTGAGGATTGTTCGCTCCACGTCCATGTATCTCGGTACCATTCTTCAGGCGGATATTCGGGAAAGGGTATTCTTTGATTTTCCCAACTACGAGTGCAGACAAAGCGGTGGTGCGGAACTGGTGGGCGATCTCGTTGAAGATAATGCGTGATTGATCGACAGTAGGAGCGACACACCATAAGCCTTTGTTCGAATGAGTTGCGGCGTACCACGTTCCATAGCCTCCAAGTCCGACTGATTTTCCCCACTGACGACCACAGCACCCTACCGTAAGACCTTGGCCGATCCCACGTAGGAATGTCTTCTGTGTCTCGTGTAGAACTACCGGAGTACCATCTTTATTAACACAGACAGTCTCGATAAACTCTACAGGATCTTCAACGATTGCCTTACTGAATTGACTCATTTAGACTTCTTGCGTGATAACCAGTGGGGAGCAGTGCGTTCGAGAAGCCTGTCGTAGAACTCATCGCTATCGTCGGGCTTGTCTTTCCCTTGTTCCTTGGCGACTTCCTTGGCTATGCGGTTTACGATCTTGGCCGCTGCTGGATTACCTACGTCGGTTCGTTCTGGTTCTTTTTTCTTGGTCATGCTACACCGTGAATTGGGATTGTGCTGCTGTGATGAATGCCGCCGCCGTGAGTCCCTGGAGAGCGGTAAGCATGGTAGCGTTCCGTTCGTGCGAGATAAGGCGGTTGAGTAGGAAGCGGTACATGTTGGTGATGAAGATGGTGTCGTCGGGTACATTGGCCCATGTAGCAGCAGGTGCGCCCGTTTGCGTTCCAAAGGAGTCTATAGATGCACCAAGTACCTGCCAGTGTGAGTTGTGGTATCGAACGGTGTCAACATACACATCAGTCATACGTTGTACCAGAGCCGTTGTGTCGTAGGTCTTTACTGCCATTGCGTTGTGCCTTTCTTATGCGTCAGGGCTTGCGAAGTAGAGGTCGATGAATACGTTGTTGAAGGTAGGAGTAACTGTGCCGCCGACCGTGTATACTACCTTGATCGTGTCTTCCAGTACGTCGGATATCTTCACGCGCACAGGGGTTGTTCCAGAGGTGGCGACGATCTGTGTGAAGTGCTGGAGAGTAACATAATCCCCGCTTGCTTGTTTCGCGTTCACATAGATGTCGAGTGTGGGGTTGGTTCCGGTGACTGCTCCCTTGGCCTGTACTACCGCTATGATGTTGGGATAGAGGTCGCGCCCAAGGTTCTGTATGTCGCCAGAGTCACTAGAACTGGTTGTGTCTACGAGATTTACACCTGCCAGGATTGAGTGTCTTCGTGGATGTGCTGCCATTGACTTTTATTCTTTCTGCTGTATACTGGATATGCGATAAAGGAGATTTGATATGAAAAAACTAAGAGCCGCTATCCGTGATTTCGTGTACCAGATATATGTTGCTTTCTTCGCTGGTATTGACGACCTTTAATATGTGACTGGTATGATGTTGGTGTATGAAGCCATTGCGCCAGATACGTCCAATAAGCTCCACAACTCTTTATGCAGACCCGGCCCTTTGGTGGTGTAGGTAATGGTGTAGACTCCTGATCCCATGTTCGCCGCTGTGAGGTTTGACGTAGTACCATCGGGGAATGAGACTGTAACCGTTGCAGAGGAGAGGTTTGACACGACTACGTTATTCATGTCGGTGACTGTGGTGGATACGTCGATGGTGGTGTAGGGATTTGCCATAGATACTACTCCAGAGAACGTTGCATTTATGTGTTGTTTGTTGTTTGAGTACTTCGCGTTGATGTGTTCTTGTTCGGATCGTAGGACTGCTTTGATTGCTCGGTGTTTGCCAATACGGAAGATGGAACGGGCAATGGACTTGATGTTGTAGTTAGGGATTAGGAATTTGGAATGGGTGCTAGAAGACAGTGGTGTACGTGTCAGGAATGTATCTCTCACCCTACTAGCCAGAACCGACGCTGTGTAGAACTTGTCCCTGGTGTATGAAACGAGTGACCTGATCTGTGTGTAAAACTTTGATGCCCCCTGTGATTTGAGCGCACCTTTGATCTGTGTGTAGAAATTCGATGCTGTTTCGGTTTGGGGAGATAAGACCTGATAAGCATACAAATGATCTATCTTACAGGCATTGGTTGTGGTAAGTCCTGAAAGAAATCCAGCGACAAAACCCGAACCCGCAATAGAACTATCCGTAGCCGTAAGAGTCCATGTAGTCCCTTCCGCACTCCCATCGGCCCACCACCTTGCATATTGCTTTGATCCCACCACGCGTAGCCTGATCCAGTAGAAGGTATTGATCGAAAATGCGTGTGATGTTGAGGCCAGCGTGGTTGTTACATTGTTTACAAGCTTACGGAGATAGAATGTATCACTCGTAAAACCAGCTGTGTAACATGTCCTATTTGCGGCCGTGTTGTTTGTTATACGAGTTTGAAGGAAGACGTTACTACCAGATGTATCCCCAATAGATGCCCGTACTACCACTTCTGTGTCTGCTGCTGATACAGGGAGATGGTTTTCAGGGAACAGGGAGGGAGATGCAGTAGAGAACACCCCCTCATTACTTCCCACTGATTGAGACGGCCCTGACTGGTCGGATGAAACCCAGGTATTCCCATCTGAAGTAGTACCAAGCCCACCTGCCGCTACCGTTCGACCAAAAAAGGTATCAGAAGCTAGTAGCACACACGATCCAGCATTGTAGTGGTTAGTGATCTGTTGTTGTGTAAGGGCCGTGTTATAGATCGCTACTTCGTCAATCGTACCGGGGAATAATGAAGAAGTGGGTGTGTTTATCGTGGGATTTCCTGTGTTGGTGATTGTTCCTGTAAGAGCAGCAGGGCCACCTTTAAGAACCCCGTTGATGTATGTACGAACGTTGCTTCCATCCCACGTACCCACTATATGATACATATTGCCAGGAACTAAAGCAAGAGATACATTCGCAGGAACATTCACCGTCCCGTTATCTACCTGCCAAGACAGAGTTGGTAGACCAGCCTGGCCAGCTAAAAACATAATGTAGCCCTTGTGCAGTCCGTTCGAGTTAGGCCCGAAGACAAGGTTGTAGAAGTTACCGTTCGATGGCCCTGTAGTAGTTGGATTGAACCAGCACTCAACTGTTAATGCTGTGTACCCGTTTCCGTTGAGAGCGGTTGGTAGGGTAATTACTCCGCTGCTCGATGTGAAGAGAACACCCGCATCAACATCGCTACGTAAACATCCAGGTGAATTAAGTGTGAGTCCCGAAGCAGCGTACGTTCCGGTGTTGGCGTTCCCTGAAGCGTCGTATGCATTCGTTCCAGCGTTCTCATCTAATCGGTAGTACCCCTGTGGAGCATCAGCAAGTACAGTAGCCGCGTAACCAGACAACCCCGCCAGGTAGTGCTTCGTGACTTGTGTTTGAGTGAGCGCGTAGTTGTAAATAGCTACTTCGTCAATTGTACCAGGGAAGAATGAGGTAGAAGCAGCATCTATAGTCGGCGTTCCTGAGTTAGATATGTTTCCACCAGCAAAGGCCGTACTTGTCACCATCACCCCATTCACATACATCTTTACATTTGCACCGTCATACGTACCGACAAGGTGAAATTTACTGCCGCTGACGAAAGGGCTTGCTACACCGATTGTCTTGCCAGTTGTGCCGTTCCCTACAAAAAACTCTAGCGTTGGTGATCCATTCATGAGCCACTGGTAGCCGTTGTTTCCCACACTAGGGCCGTTGAATAGGATATAGAAGTGTCCAGCAGCGGGGCCAGTCGTTGTAGGAATAACCCAACACTCAGACGATACACCTGACCACCCATTAGCGTTGAGGGCAGTAGGGAGTGAAATGCTACCGCTGCTCGATGTGAAGAGAACGCCTTTATCCCCATCAGTCTGAAGGCAACCAGGAGAGGCAAGAGTATATCCCGCGCCGCTGTATGTCCCTGTATTGGAGTTACCAGAGCTATCCGTCGCACTTGTCCCACTCGTTTCGTCCAGCCTATAGTAAGCCTGGGGAGTATCAGCAAGGATTATGGACGAGTAACCAGACATGGAACCACCTGACTATTCGGAGAGGTATACAGAAGCCACTTGATCGGAGTAGGACGGGCCATCCACAGAAGCATCCAGCTGAACGATCCACACAAGGTAAGTAGCATCGGAGTAGACCGGAGTGAAGCCCTGAAGTGAGTTGGTAGCGTCTTGAGTATTTTTGGTGAGGACAAGGTAGGTATTCACAGAGTCTCCTAGATCGAGTTGTAGGACAGGTTAATGAGACAGATCTGTGGGTTGGTTCCAGCAGGGTTCTGTGCGTTCGGTATCTCTGCACACACCCAAATCTGCTGTTGTGATCCCGCTGAGATGTTAGAAGGACTCACGGATGTAGCGAAACCACTGGAGATGGATGTGATCGAGATAACCGTGTCAGAGTACCCTTGTGAGGTGGAAGGAGATGAAGCAGAGGTAGCGAACGTGGGGCTAGTAGCTGTTTGATCCCCCGCGTTGTACACATACCATGTTCCTACGTTGGTCGCGCCGTTGGGGGTTGCATTCGTTCCGTCGTTGGCTATTCCGTTGGTTTGGTCGCCGACTGCTAACTGGTAGTACCACTGCACGACCGCTACACCGTTTGAGTGGTTGATACCCGTTGCTTTGGCTAACTGTACCACCGAACCGGACAGACCGAAGTAGGGGATAGTTTCGAGATTACCTGCTGTGTCGATATCCAGCATTCCGCTCGTTGGCCATCCAGTTACAGAGGTGAGGGTAAGTGAAACCGCGCCCGATGAAAGTGTACCGCCGTTGTTTAGCGTGGTTGAGTTTTGTGCTGTGTGAGCTACTTCCGATGAATGGGCGTTGTCGGTGTAGACTTTGAGGATCGCTGGCATTGAGTTGTCCTTTGGTTATAGAGGTGTGGTAGTGAAGAGGTAAGGGCCGATCAAGTCTATGCCCGAAGAGTAGGTTACTTGCACGTAGAGTCGGAACAGCTTAGGAGTCGTCGCACCCAGTACAAACAAATCGTTCGGATCTGGCCTGAATACGACTACTGCTGGATTGACATAGGACTGAATTGACTGGAAGGTGCCAAGAGCGTTCGATATAGCGTTCGTGCCTGTATCCACTACCACCATAGCCAAGTTCGCCGTAGTGAGTGAGGTCAGATCTGGAGAAGTAGGATTACCTGGGACTGAGAGGGTGATCTTCCAGTCGGGTGCAGTTTGGCTTACATACCAGGGTTGGATTGGCATTGTGGTTAACTCATTTCGTAGGAAGGGTAAACGTGTCAACACCATCCACACCAGTAAACGTATCATTCACAGGTTGTTCGGTGCTTGGTATCTTGATCTTAAAGAGTGCTAGAGAAAGTGCGATAAGCTGCTTGAGGCCATCGGAGATAATAAACCTGTTCCGCGTTGTTCCTTTGAGTACCATCTTCGTCTTGAACTTATCGTGTGCTGGTGTTTTGAGTCCGGTGAAGTAGGAACGGAACTTGGATCGTGCATATGCCTTGAGACTGTAGGTACTCGACCAGCTAGGATTATTTGTTATATAGGTTCTGATAGCCGCTACAGGTGCCTGGAAGTGTGGAGTAACCCCTGCCGCATTAGTAAGTGAGGAGCCATCAGCAATCGCGCCCGAAGCAGGAGAGTAGGCCATGGTGTAGAAGTCAAAGCCGTTCACCACGCTGCTCGACTGCATCTCCGCCATTGCCGCTGGATAGTATACTGCCATTTGCGCCCAGGTAGGATCAGTAGGCAATCCCCGAACCTCAAAGGCATGCCACCCGATCTCCGTCACACGTATGGTTTTGTTATCGTGGTATGTACCTGATATAACGTTCTCCAATGCGGTTATTATGTGTGGTAGAGAAACATTTTCGGTGTCTATGTCCTGGCTAGGGTCTTGGATATAGCAGTGGAAGTTAAAGTAGTCCAGGTACGATGCGCAGGTTTTCCCATGGGTGTCGGTCGTGGTGTAGAGTTTATTTAGTACTGCTACACGGTGATCTATATTCTTCCACCACATTCCCCACTGACCTATGAGCGTGTTCGGTGAGGATGCTTTGATAGCGGGAGCAGCGGCAAACACGACGGGCGGGTACCACTTTGGATCGCGTGTTTCCTGTGAAGTATAGGGTACCAAGGGAGAGTTGCAGTCGTAGTAAATGTCAAAGTCTTCGTTCCCTATCTCAATTGCATCAAGGAACAAGAAGGAACCAGATTTGTAAGGATTGGGAGTTGTTAGCCCGTTGTACCGCGCCGCTAAAACACCCGCAAATACCCCAGTTGCCGTTGCGTCCATGTTATACCAGTTGTCGTTCGGTGCATTTGGGTTACAGGTGGTGTGGTTGGTTTGGGAGGGGTTGATAAGTGTCGTATTTGACCAGGTAGGAGCGTTACGAATAGGGTAGCACACCTGGAAGCCTTGAGCGTTGCATTTACCGATTATCTCGTCCAGACCTGAAAAGTCATATAAGCCGTGTGCTGTTTCTATATTTGCCCAGTCCTGTTGATAGCGTATTCTCCCGATGCCGATGTTATGACAGTCAGCAAGCAGCGCGTCCGTATATGGGTACACACCAACGTTCGAGTTCTGTGTTGTGACGCCATAGGGAGAGATAGACGTGGGAGTAACTACAGGCGGGGTAGAGACGGTGAACATCGCGCCTGGGTTGCCGTTTGATGTGTTTGCGGAGTCTCCCAGGTGAGATAGTCCGTACAGATCCTCAATCGCCCGAAGAAGTCCGTAGTGGTTGAAGGGGCTAGTGAACGTTTTACCCTTGTTGTGTTCGGATATAACCACCATGAGAATGTGACCGCCACCAGGGTTTGCATCAGATCCAGACACTCCAGCGGTATCCGGTTTGTTGGACTCATCAAACCACAGAACGATATGGCCGTTGTTTGCTGTATACCACGTACTAGCCTGTATCTGAGAAACAAGCGCACCAACATAAGTATCACACGCGCTGTCCGTACCTGTGTGGTCGTTGTGGTTATTATCAGGCTCGACGAAGAAGAAGGGCGGAGCGTTGCCGTTGTTCAGGTCGGTCGTGAGTTGGGTGAGGTTGACAATGTTGTTCTTCTGGCTGCTTGTCCTGATTGAACTGTAGTACACCCACGGATTATGATGTTGGACGTACAGCGTATTTCCACTCCCAGTATCCGCTCCCAGGTATCCGGTTGAGGGAAGGTTCTCCGCGTAGTGCCTCCAACCTATCCCCGCCGCCGCAAAGGAGTCAGCCAGGGTAGTATCAGTCAGGGGTGTAATGGACGGATCATATGTATCTAAAGGGACGGAACCAGCAGAATTAGCCAGGGTGTCGTGTGATATTCCAGCAGCAAACGCAAGGTAGTTAGGAAGGGAGTCGTGGGATGTGGCGTAGAACTGTGTGGCGTACTGGTAAGTTGTTCGAAGGGAGTTGATATTGGTAAAGGACGAATTCCCTATGACGTAGTTTGTTCCAGTGCTGCTATCATACCCACTATTCTCCAGCGCAATGACACAGACATGAGGAACAGGTGGTGGGTTAGTTGCAGTTCCTAGAAGTGTGGTCTGACGGGTTATGAAGAAGTCCTGAGCCTGTACTAGTAACGACTTGGTGGTAGATGTTAACTTGGTGATGAACTTTGCGCGGGTAGAAAATGCATAAGCGGTACTAAGGTCAACAACGGTAAGGGAGTCGTAGTAGATCGCGTTTCCAGTACCCCCAGGCTTGCACCGGAGTCCGAAGTTGCCAACCGCTGTAATCGTGCTGTCTGTAGCGTAGATAGTCCAGTCCGGTTCAGAGTTCCCGTCGAGCCATACCTTAGCAGCTAGTGACGTTCCTTGTACTCGTAACTTGATCCATACCTCATCGCTCGTTCCATAGGTGAAGGAGGTGGAAGAAGCTAATATGGTTTCGGTTCCGCTGACCAGCTTGCAGATCTCCAGCGTGTTCCCGTTGTGTAGATCCGCTTTGTAGTAGGTATTGGATGCAGTCGAACGGAAGACCACACCAGACGCACCACCCACATGATCTATCAGTTGCCGTACCGATATGATCCCGTCCTTGCACGTCGTACTCCCAAGCCAAATAATTGTGTTCGCGCCTGTGTTGGTGACTTTGCCCTGGTTCGAGACGATGGACGCTACGGCAGATTGAGTCGTTCCGTTGAAGGTATAGGTAGATCCACCCGATGCCGTTCCCCAACCGCTCTGGTTTCCCCGTGTAAAGGTATCTTGATCTATTGATGCCATACTATCCTATTCCTACAAATGTCGCTAAACCATCAACCGCACCGAATGTCGCCAGTCCATCAGAGCCAGTGAACGTATCGGAGTAAAGATCCTGGTTGAAATACGTGATTATGAAGCGTTCTCTGGAAATTGAGTTAAG